AGGCGTCAACTGCACGCCAGTCATCACCGCGATCTGCTCGGGCGTGAAGTGTTCCGCCACGATCTCAGCCATCAGGCGGAAGATATCGCGGAAGAATGCGTTTACAGCGTTCTGCTTCCGGGCAAGGCGCACATTGGCCCAATGGCCCTTGAGCTGCTGCGCCGCCGCGGTCTCGCTCGCCTGCGAGGCCCCGCGCACGATATCGCTGATGCCAGTGGTCTCGAAAATCTGCGCCTTCGCCTTTTCGGCCAGGGCGTCAAGGTTCGTGACCACGTTGACCTTGTTCGTGTTGTCTCGGGTCGCCACGACCGCATCAAACGATGCGCGTCCACCCTGCGCGGCGACCTTCATCGCGAACTGCTGAATCCCGACCAGCGTGCCATCGGCAACTGACGGGTCTGCGATCTTGGCTAGCTCGGGGAAGCTGGCGTCATACGCGCCAACGTCCTTGATCTGCTCCGTGAGCGAGTGGATGCGCTTGGTGATTCGGTCCACGTACCGGCACAGCGGCCGGATGTAGGAGTAGTCGGGCTTCGGGATCAGCGCACCGCACTTGACGTTGAGCATCATCGGCCGGCCCACCGGATAGAACCCTTGCAGGTTCAGCGGGTCGGGGATCGTCTCGTCAATGTCCGCCGTATCGCGGCCGATCCAGTGCAACGTGCGCGTCTTGCGGCACCAGATTTCATAGACCCGCACCTGATCCTCGTTCGGGGCCTCGGGATCACGGGTCTTCTGCGACATGCCGGTATCGGCCGTCGCCGTCACGTCCACCGTGACCTTGAACCGCTCCTTTACCTCCGCCTTCGACAGGAAGTGTTCGATGCCGATCCACTCCACATCGTCCCAATCCTTGTTCGGCTCCCAGTAGAAGCAATTCCACGGGATGTACTCAAGCCGCAGGCGCTGGGTAGCGATCACCCCTTCATTCACCACGGGCAGGTATTCGACCTTACCCACCCCAAGACCGGCAATCAGGAAGTCATCCACCACCCGATGCGCGTGGTCATCGATAGCCTCCTGGTCCAGCGTGAAGGCAATCGCACGCTCAATAGCCCGCGATACTTCCTTCGGGATTTGCGAGTCCTGATACCGCTTGCGAATGTCAGGCTTCGGGGTCTTGGCATACAGCGCGCTGTGGGTGATCTGCGTGTTCGCCCAGAAGATCGGATAGAACGAGCGTTCCGAGCCTTCCTTGTCATCCTTGCCGCGATACTCGTCATAGGCGACCTGCGCGGCCTTGCGGAAATCAGCGTGCGCCTTGCGCTCCGCCTCGATCTGCTTTAGCCACCATGCGCGGCTGTACGCTTTGTCAGTCATCGCATGATCTCGCCAAGGGTTTGTGGCGCGCCCCATGCAGCCTCAAGCGTCTTAGGCTTCGGCGGCGCGGGTGCGGCCTCGAAAACAGTCATCAAGTAGCGTCCAAACACGCTACATGCGTCCACTACGTCGTCGTGCTTTGCTGCGGGGAAGCGCAGAAGCTGGTCCATCGCCCTATCGGCCCATTGCGTGGCTGGCCACAGCACCTGGCCGACAGACTGCAAGCCCTGGAAGCTGCGCGCCTTTGCTTCCTTGCTGCCTGCCGCGCTTACCATCTCGGTCGGGACGTAGATGTTCCGCTCCCGCATCCGGTTGTGCAGGAACGGCATCACCGTCTTTTCGATGTTGGCGCGCTCGCCAATGAACCATTGCGGCTTCCACCGCTGCACGAGGTCAAGTAGCGCCTCGCACCACTCAGCGGGCGACTTCTGCCCGGTCCACCAGTCGAGGACGTACACCGTGCGCTGCGTGTCCATCCCCCATACCGCAATCTCAGTAAAGTCAGCGGTCGATTCCTCGCTGATAGCGAAGTCACCCGTGATGTAGACGTTGAGCTCGTCCGGGATCGCGTGGTACGTGCGGAACCATGGACGCTTGAAGTACGTCCCCTCAGCAGGTGAGGGAAGCTGCTGGTACAGGCTCGCCCATGTGCGACCGTTGCGCTTGGGAACGTCCCAATGCTTCTCAGGGAACCACTCGGGCCATAGGTATTCCCCGACCTTGCGGCCTAGCGGGTCGTCTTCTGAGTCGCACTGTGCTGGCAGGCGCAGCACTTCCCACTCCAACCCGTCCCGGCACTCAATGCGCCCAGACTCTCCGCGCCAGCCATCGGGCAGGATCGCGCCTGCGAGGTCGTCCTCGTGCCACCGGGTCTGAATCAGGACTACCCATCCGTGAGGCTTGAGGCGGGATAGCAGATCGTCCTGGTATGCCTCGTAGGTCTTGCGGCGGATCGTCTCCGATTCCGCTTCCTCTCGGCCTGCCACGGGATCATCGATGATGACCCCGCCTGCTCGGTTGCCAGTGAGGCCAGACAGCAGGCCGCCGGCCATGTACTCCGAGCCGTTCGTTAGTGCCCACTCATCAGCCGCCGCAGACTCCGCTGATAGCTCGGTGCCGAACAGGGCGCGGAACTTCGCGCTGTTGGCTATCTGCCTCGTCCTGCGACCGTGCTTCTTGGCTAGGTCCGTGGCGTAGCTGGTCAGAATGATCTGCCGGTTAGGCTCCTGCCCTAGCCACCACGACGGGGCCACCACGGACGCATAGGTACTCTTTGCGCTACCTGGGGGCATGAACACCATTAGCCGGCCCCCTGGCGTATCCATCGCACGCTGCAGGGCCTTCAGCAGCAGCCAGTGATGGGCCGCTAGCGTGGTCTCGGCAGGCGCGAAGCGTGTTTCCTCGGCGTCATCAGAGACCGGACGCCCCGGCACGTCTATCGCGTTAACGTAGTCAGTTAGCGCGAGTCTCGCTCGCCTTCGCAGCAACAAGGTTTGCGCTGCCTCGGTGGGCGATAGCTGCAAGCTGGTCGTCACTCATTTCCTCGGCACGGATTACGTGATCCACGGTCGCTGACAACTCGACCGGGATCAGTCGGGCGTAGAGCTTGTAAAAGTCCGTCAGGTTCTCCCGCGCCCACTCGGTCAAAGCGTCGACGCCCCCCACTCCCTCGAAAGCCAACGCGAACGCCTCTTTGGCCGCTCGGGTCAGCTTGTTGGGGATGCCGGCAGGTCTACCTAGCCCGGCATTGGGGGGGCGTCGCTTTTCCACCACACTGGCCTTGTTTACTGCGTTACGGCAGCGGTTCGATCACGACCACGACGTCGATAGCCGAGTCGGTCACGCCCGAGGCGGTGCCCACGCGGATATATAGGTTGGTGTCAGTGACCAGGGGGCTGATACCAGTCGCGGCCACGGTGCGATCCAGGACGATGGTAGAGCCGGTGAGGCCGGTAAGGGCAGCGTTGGCTACGACAGACGTACCAGCGCCGGCAGCGGAGCCGAACACGCCCAAGGTTGCCGTGGCACCGTTGGCGGTCGCGCCAGTGGCCAGGAGCCGCGAGTTGTAGACCGTCACGCGGCGGACGGTGTAGCCCTTGCCGGTGTAAGGGATCGGGAGGATAAAGGCGTCCGTGCTGGCGGTGTCCGTGCGGATGCCTCGGCAAACGAAGGCATTGGTTGCGTCTTGAAGGGCCATTTCTTGCTCCTGGTGTTGGACAACTGGCGTCTGTGCCAGCACTAGCCGCCGTTGTCGGCAGCGGGAACGTCGAGGGATTCGACGTATTCTTTTAGGTGGGCCGGCGATACCGATGCGGCCCAGCGGATTCCTGCGGTGTAGCCAAGGTGGTACACCGCCTCTATGTCTCTTGCGTCCTGCTCGGCCATCAATTGGCGCATTTCCTGCCAGTCCATCAGGCGTCACTTGTCGCTGCCCTGTACCGCAGCCACCGCCGCCCTGTCCGCATTGCAGCGTGCGAGCGTTCGCGTGTTCGCCTCTGCCTGCACCCACGCCTCCCCGAATGTCTCAGCCTTGCGGGCGTATACGGGCAGGGGGTCCGTTAGCTGGGCGGGGATGGGCACGTATACCACCCGCTGCACTACCGTGGGTGCGGTGGGCTTACGGGGTGCGGTGGAACAACCCGTACCCAAAATTAGAACGAACGTACCCAGAATGAGAACGCGGGTCAGCGGCATAGCGGTGCCTCAAGGATCGCTTGGCATCCCGGGTCACGGGTCGCCCTGGCGTATCGCTCCATGAAGGTCTTTAGGGTGCGCTCGGCGTCTACCCGTGCATCGTTCGATGCCTTCAGCGCCTTGGCCTTGTCGGCTTCCAGTGCGGCCCTCACAGCCTGCGCCCGCTCAAGCTCGGCGCGGATGGTCGCAATCTCCAGCTTGTGGGTTTCGATCTGCGCTTCAACCTGTGCAAGATTTGCACGGGCTTCGGCCAGCATCTTGTCTATCGCCTTGTTGGCAGCGCGCAGCTTCACCACTTCGGCTTTGTGCTCGGCAATGTCGGCCTTCAGGGCCTTCACGCGCCGCGACTGACAGCCGCCAAAGGTCAGCGAGCCAGCCAGCAGGATCGATAGCAGCACTAGCGGGTT